TTCTGAGTTTGACCGTGTGTCTCCTCTATTAGATGATGACGATGCTCTGGAAGCACTGTGGAAGAAGCAGTATTCGTTGACTGCTCTGACTGCTACTGATCAGTTCAAGTCCTATGAGCAACTGGAGAACCGCCTGAAAATGGTTTTAGGTCAGAAGCGTCCTGCTCCCCGTATTGAAGAGGAAGAAGATACCGACCGTGGTAACAATTTCAAACCTGACTGGGCAGCAGATCGTCCTAGTGCTAAGGCAGAGTCAGACTTCAATGCACCAGACATCACTCCCACTAAAACTAGTGAGGATGAAGACGATGCTCTCTCATACTTCCAGCGTCTTGCTGAAGAATGATCAAGAATAAAGTCTAATATTCTCTCCTCTCTTCAAGGTTCTGCTCATGTATTGAGTGGAACCTTTTTTATATTCCATGATTTCTTTGAGGTCATCAATAGCAACAGAAATATATTCTTCTTTTAGTATAAAAATATTTCTCTTATTATCTTGTAGTCTATCCTCATACTGATGATTAGTGATAGGCATACCTGGAGTTCTCTTCACAGTTTTACCTGTACCAAGGTCTGTGAAGATGAATGAAAAGTTTTGATCAACTGTCATTCCTTTAGGGAATACAATTACACCAGTGCTGTCTTTGATTTCTTTAGATTCATAATGATGAACAGCATTCAATGCTTCATAGTTACCATACTTGTCTATCAAAAAGTTATCATAATTGTATTGAGTCAGTGGCCATTCAGTTTGAATGTTGATAATATTATTTGATAGTAGGACAATCCAATCTAGATTCGGATCTTTATATAATTTTTGAGCAATATTATCTGGTCTATCGTCTCCTTCAATCTTATACTTTGTGAATACAGTAACATCTTTGAAGATGTCATCACGAAGATAACCTTTCTTGAAAAAGTTTTTTACTGGTGCGTAGTCAGATATTTTAGCGCCAGGATATCTACTGACGTACTCAAAATCTGGTAAGTAACTGAAGTAATTAGACATTAGTAACCGACTCCTTGTGAGGTAGCATAATCATCTTGATATATCGGTACAATTTCTTGGAAACCTAATGTCAAATCATATCTCACGGGAATGTCATCATCAAAACTCATATATGTACCATTTGCTGCATAGTCAGTGCTGAGAGATGTGAGAGCACATAACTTAAATTTATTTAAGTAAGGGTTCTCTCTAGCACCTCTACCAATAACATAGGATAGTCTGTATAGATGAGGAGATAGTAGAAACAAACTGCTAGGTGATCTTCTTGGTGCCATATTTGATTTCAATGCTCTGATAATATCTACAACCATTCTCGCCTCGTTAGAAGTTCTAGGAGACAATGTATAATTGAAACTAAATTGTCTCAACTCTGGGTTGTTGAATAGTAATTCAGAGTTTGGATTGATGATTGCACCATCTCTTCTTTGAAGTGCTTTTCTACCAAGACCAGTTGCTGCACCTGCAACTAGAGTAGTAACTAACTTCTTTGCGTCTTCACTATTTTTCCCAATAGAATCTACAAGACCACTTGCGGTTTTCGACACCTGATCTGTACCACCTTCAATACCCTTTAGTGTGAGGTCAGCAACTGCTGCATCAAGTGCAGACAAATCTCCTTTACTCCAACCTGCTGTATTAGTATCTCTTGCACCTTGAGGAATTGGTAGGTAGATAGAAACGATTGAATTTCCTACAGATTCTGTGGATCTACCTCCATAAATTGATCCACTACTTAAACCGCCTGGTTTATATTCCAGAATTTCAATTTTTAGTGCTGCTTGCTCAGTTATGAGTGCTTCTGGATAATATAATGCTCCACTAGGTTGATCAAGAGCAGCATTTGGTACTCTAAATGCAGATGTTTGCGATTGATCTGCCGTCTCGTCAAGTATGCCTGTAGTATTATCAGGTGATGTTACAAAAGGAAGACCTGAATTTGAAAGTTGCCTTCTTACAGAATCAGATGCATTTAGATCTATAATTTTTCCTCTGTCTCTATCTGCAGTCTTCTGATAATTTTCAGCAAAGAAATCTTGAAATTCAGAGTCAGATAAATTATCTCCATTTTTTCTATTATATTCTCTTCTAAATCTAGATGTCAGATTCCAAGTACCATTGGCAGTACCAGATGCTGCTTCTTTATATTCACCATTCAGTTTAATAAAAATTGTTGAGACGCCAGTATCAGTATCTACTCTAGTTTGAGTAGGTATAGGTGGGTTTCCATATGTTCTGGTAGAGAATATCCTTGCCATTACGGAGGGTTTTTATTTATTTAGTGATGACTTTTGCATAAGGTAACGCAAGTAAATCATCTAGTTCTTGCTTACTTACTATGTATACTACTCCTCCTAGTTCTTCCCAGGTGTATCTTCTAACCTTGCCCCAATGATAATTGATTCCTTGAAATCCCCAAGGGTATAGTTCAGTAACAGCAACTAATGGATGCTGGTCATATCTTACACCCGGAGTCTTAGCATTATATTCAAAGGTACAGAACTGTCCTGGTTCAGGGATAGGATCAGTAGTATCACTCAGTGCATCCATAATCAAGAACATTAGTTCTTCTGGGTCATTAGTTTCAACTGTTTGATCCTTGATTGCTTCGATGCGGTTCATCTGTATTTGATTCCCAGTTCGTCTTCTGTTATAATCTTGAATTCGATTCTTCTATCGTCGCAAAATTCTTTTGCTGCTTTCCACTTTGCTTGATTGACTGCATAAGTTTTCATCTCATACAGGTTCTTTCTTTTAGGTGGTTTTGTTTGTCTCTTTGGTTTTACTTCTATCACATAGGTTTTGATACGACCTGTAGATTCTTTCACCTTCATTATAAAATCAGGAAAATATTTGTGAACTCTATTGTCTACAGGTGATAGGTATGGGATGTAGAATTCTTCACTTCCCCACTCTATAACATTTCTTTCACGGTCACAATAAATACAAAACTTACGCTCCCAGTTACTGCGACAGATAATATTATTTACATTGCCGATGTATTTCTGGGGATGTGAAGGTTTGAAAATACTTTTATGACTTTTGGCCATACATAATATATACCAGTAAATTTATTTAGATGACTAGACCAAGGTCAGTAGCAGACATCAAGTCAAAATTATTACGTCCTTCAACCACTAACCATTTTTCGGTAGACATAAATCTGCCTCCAACGTTGGGGATTCCTGGTTATGATAGTGATACTTTGAATCTTTTATGTTCAGATGCATCCTTACCTGGACATAGGTTGGCAACCTTTGAGGCAACCAATGATAAGTATGGTGTCACAGAGAGACACGCATATAGGAAAGTGCATGATGATTCTATTGATCTTACATTCTATGTGGATGAAGATAGGTATATGCCTATAACTGTATTTGAAAGTTGGATGGCATTTATTACAAACGAAAGTGCTGATATGGGAAGTATTGGTTACTCATATAAAGTGAAGTATCCTACTGATTATTATGCGCCAATGTCAATTACAAAGTTTGAAAAAGATTATCAGAAGTTTAGAACCTATGTCTTTTTTGATACGTATCCAGTATCAATAGCTTCAATGCCTGTATCATATTCAGACCAAGGTAACCTACTAAAACTCACAGTATCCATGTCATATCAGAAATATATTTATTCAGATACTGTCCGCTAAATAAAACAAATGAAATGTTTATAGATCATTATGCCTTTACCAAAGATTGCTACACCAACTTATGAACTTGAGTTGCCTTCGACAGAAAAAAAAATTAAGTATAGACCCTTCCTAGTCAAGGAAGAAAAACTTCTTGTGATTGCTTTGGAGAGTGAAGACAATAAGCAAATCACTACAGCAGTCAAGAGTGTTATTCAGAACTGTATACTTACTAGAGGAGTCAAGGTAGAGCAATTGCCAACGTTTGATATTGAATTCTTGTTCCTGAATATTCGGGGCAAGTCTGTTGGAGAAGAACTTGAAGTCAACCTTATCTGTCCTGATGATGGTAAGACACAGGTATCTGTATGGTTAGACCTAGATGATATCAAAGTATTAAAACCAGAGGGGCATACTAATCGAATCAAAATTGACGATAGTATTGCAATGGAGATGAAGTATCCATCATTAGAACAGTTCATTTCTAATAACTTTGACTTCAGCAATAAGAATGCGATGGATCAATCATTTGAATTGATTGCATCTTGTATTGATAAAGTATTCACTGAAGAGGAAGTATGGGCAACAGCAGATTGTTCAAAGAAAGAGATCAAAGAATTTGTTGAATCAATGAACTCTTCACAGTTCAAAGACATTGAAAAGTTTTTTGAGACAATGCCTAAACTGTCTCATACAATTACTATTATGAATCCAAAGACTAAAGTTGAAAGTGCAGTCGTGCTGGAGGGACTAGCATCTTTTTTCGCATAGCCCTGATCCATATGGATCTTGAAAACTACTACCGTCTAAACTTTGCCTTGATGCAGTACCATAAATACTCATTGACTGAAATTGAAAATCTTATTCCTTGGGAACGAGACATTTATGTTGGTTTATTAGAGGCACATCTTGAAGATGAAAAACTAAAGCAACAACAAAATGGCTAGAAGAAGTAAGGTACAGATAAGAGAAACTTACAGTAAAATGCTGGGAGAGGATCTTGTTGCCAAACTTTCTGATGACCAGATTGTTATACTGTCTAAGTATTATAATTCTTTAGATGCCGAAGAGACTAGTGATTTAGATAGTCAACTCATTCAAGGTCGTAGTGATACTGACTTGCATGAGATGGCAAGAGATATGATTGGCGAAGAAGAGGAAGAAGATATTCCAGAAGGGCTTGATGACCTGTTAGGTTCTATTACTGAACCAAAAATAACTACTATAAAATCATCTGCGATTATACCTGCCAAGTTTTTTGGTGAAAGGTATGAGAAGTATCGTGATGAGTTGATATCAGAAGGCACCATTGAAGGTGAGCAACTGACTGGCGAAGAAAGAAAAGAAGGATTCAAAACAAGAAACGACCCTAATAAGTTTGGTACATTCATTGAGAATTTTCTGAACCGAAAGAAAGAATCTGATGAGGCAGTGTCTGCTGGTGACGGTTCTTTTATAATTACAAAAGAAAGGATAGATACCAACAAGATTGTTCCTCTTGACGAAAAAGAAGATCCAATGTCTGGAGTAGTAAATGCTCTAGATGAATTGCTTGGTGAAGTAAGAAATGGTTTCAAGTTAGAGGAAAAGAAAGCAGAGAAAGATAGAAAGAAAGAAGAGAAAAAGAAAAGAAAGAATCAAGAAGCAAAGTTAGAAGAAAAAACTAAAGAAAGTTTCTTAGAGAAGTCTGCGAAGAAGGTTCTCAAACCAGTCAAAAGTATTTTTGAAAAAATATTTGGTTTCTTATCTAAAATTTTATTGGGTAAAGTTCTTATCAATCTAATCGATTGGATTTCTGATCCAGAAAACAAAAGTAAGATTGATAATATATTTAAGTTCCTCAAGGACTGGTGGCCAGCATTACTTGGTGCCTATGTATTATTTGGTACAAGTTTTGGTAGATTTATAAGGACAATTGTCGGTATAACTGCAAAGTTTACTGCTAAATTACTGAAGACAGCAATACCTGCTCTGTTGAGAGCAGCTGCAGCAAATCCAGTAACAGCAGCATTGGTTGCTGGAGGAGCACTTGCTGCTGGTGGTGCATTCATTGCCTCGCAACAGAATGAAAAAAGAAGAGCAGAGTTAGATGTAGTAGACGATGATGCTGTTGTAACACCAAAGGAGACCAGAGAAGAAGGTCAGATGCCTGGTGGTTCGCAGTTGATGCAAGAGCAAATACTTCAACGCGGTATGGGTATGGCGTTTGAAGGTGGCGGTGAAGTCAAAGGTAAACCTGGTATTGATAAGAACCCTGCTATGCTCACCGATGGTGAGTTTGTAATGAGCAAAGGTGCTGTTCAGAAGTATGGTGTTGATACATTAGAAGGAATGAATGCTGCTGGTGGTGGCACTAACATACCAAAGATGGCAAATAATATTGTTTATGCTAGTGGTGGGGGATTGATTGGAGAGGAACCTAGAAAAGATACTACGCACGAAAAACCACTACCAGAACCATTAGCATTAGCAATGAATACTGGTGGAGAGGTGCAACCCATTGAGAAGATGGAGTTCAACCCCAAGAATTATTTCACAGGAGACAATGTATATAACAGTAAGAGAATTGTAAATCCAGGTCAAACTGGTAAGAGTTTCTTCGTTAGGTATGCTCAGACTCCTGATGGTATGGAAGTTAGACAGGTCAATAAGGTTGTAAAGGATGGTAATATATTCAATGGATTCACTCCTGACCTTACAGAAGTCAAACCTGGTTCGGATGAATATCAAAAGGTTATTGGTTCTGCTAATACCAAAGGTGTAATTGAGAGTGAGTTGAAGGACAGAGCAAAGTTTAATACTAGAAGTTCAAGTGTTTCAAAAGAAATGAAACCTGAACGAGACAAAGTAAATAATTGGATAGAGGGTGGTAGAAATCTAACCGTCAGTCCACACGCTATGGTTGGGTATGATTACAACCAATCATATCAAGTCAATAAATCAAACTTAACTGAAAGTGAGTTGCTTGGTACTGATAAAAGGACAATTGAATTAGGAGCAGCATCAGCAGCATCAATGTTTGCTATGCCTGGTTCAGATGCCTCTGTTCTACCTACACACGAAGAGTCACCGGTCTCTGCGGAAACCACTAATCAGTATACAGTTGCTACTGAACCACAGGGTCCACAGGGTCAGGATAAAAACAAACCAAAGACTCCTACTGAAATGATAATGGCATATATAAATGCTAGATTGCCTGGTGGTGCTGGCAGCAAACCTGAGACTGAGAAAGATAAGAAACACGACCAGGTTATAACTCCAAAGAACACAGAATATGAAGATAAGACAGGAAAACCATCTAATGTTCCTGGCATATCAGTTGTAGGTAAGGGTAGTAGAAAACCATCACAGGGTAGTAAAATTTCAGGTGAACTTGGTCGTTACCTTGATAAGAGCGGTCTAGGAATATGGGGTTCAGGTGTACATCAACACCCAGAACATCCTGATTGGCCAAAAGAAAGTGGTCACTCTGCAGGTTCATTACATTATGAATCACAAGGTGCAAGAGCAATTGATATTGGTGGGTGGGGTCCAAACCTATTCAAACAAAAGGGTAAGTCCGGTGTTGATGACCAGACTCAAATTCTCAAAGGTATAAAAGATTTCAATAGAAAGAATCAGGTCAAACCAGTACAATTATTCCATGAAGGTAATGACCCTGCTGGTCACGCTGACCATGTTCACATTGCATATAACAGTGGTGGTGAAGTCAAAGGTAAGACTGGTGTA